AAGTGGCTTCAGTGGTGTAAGTGGCTTCAGTGGTTTCAGTGGATCAGGTGTAAGTGGCTTCAGTGGTTTCAGTGGATCAGGTGTAAGTGGCTTCAGCGGCACAAGTGGCTTCAGCGGCACAAGTGGATTTAGCGGTGTAAGTGGCGCAAGTACTAGTGGCTTCAGTGGTGTAAGTGGCTTCAGTGGTGTAAGTGGCTTCAGTGGTGTAAGTGGCTTCAGTGGTTTCAGTGGATCAGGTGTAAGTGGCTTCAGTGGTTTCAGTGGATCAGGTGTAAGTGGCTTCAGCGGTAGAAGTGGATTCAGTGGTACAAATGGAACAGGTACTAGTGGATTTAGTGGTACATCTGGCTTCAGTGGTACAAATGGAACAGGTACTAGTGGATTTAGTGGTAGAAGTGGATTTAGTGGATTTAGTGGATTTAGTGGAGCAAGCGGTCCTTCCAATTCAATTACTGCAACGAATGATACAAGTACAACTACACTGTATCCGGTAATGGTAGGTTCAGGTGGTGTCGCAGAAACACCCAAGATAACCACATCTAAACTATATTTTAATGCTTTAACTGGTGTAATTTCAGCTACAGAATATGATTCATTATCAGATATTAATCACAAAACTGAAATTAAAAATGTTTCTAACTCTATTGAAAAATTAGGCAAGATTAGAGGTATAAACTTTATGTGGAAAGAAAACGGAATTAAATCAATGGGTGTAATTGCACAGGAAGTAGAATCAATATTCCCGGAAATAGTTCATACAAATCCCAAAGGACAAAAAACAGTTGCATATAACGGCTTAATAGCAGTCTTGATTGAAGCAATAAAAGATCAACAAAATCAAATTGATCAACTTAAAACAACTATAAAGGAAAATAAATGGTTACACTAGAATTATTGCAATTACTTTGCCCTAAAACAAAAAAAGATGTATTAGCTCAGTATGTAGATCCACTTCATACTGTTGCAGAGTATTATGAAATGTATGACAACAAAAGACGCATTGCAGGATTTTTAGCACAACTTGCACATGAGTCGGGTGGATTCAATTTTGTAAAAGAAAATCTAAATTATAGTGCAGATGGTTTAAGAAAAACTTTTGCTAAATATTTTCCAACAGACGAATTAGCTAAAGCATACGCAAGACAACCTGAAAAAATAGCTAATCGTGTATATGCAAACAGAATGAAAAATGGAGATGAAGCATCAGGTGATGGTTTCAGATTCAGAGGTAGAGGGTTGATACAACTTACTGGTAGAGATAACTACACTAGATTTGCAGCGTCATTGGGAATAAGTATTGATGAAACCATTGAATACTTAGAAACTCCAAGTGGTGCAGTAGCAAGTGCAGGTTGGTTTTGGGACAATAATGGATTGAATCAATTCTGTGATAAAGACGATTTTATAACATTAACAAAAAGAATAAATGGTGGTACTATTGGTTTGGCAGATAGAAAACATCATTACGAAATAATGCTTGAGCATTTAGAAGGATAAAATGGCACAACCAGTTTGGAATACTCCTGCAGGATTAATAAATTCATATCCTTATGGAGTTTCTATGTCTTATCAACTTAGTGCTAGTCCGGTATTTCCGGCAGTTTCACTAACGTATTCGTTGTTGAGTGGCAATTTACCAGCCGGACTAACATTGAATTCATCTGGATTAATTTCGGGAACTCCAACACAGGTCTCTGAAAACCAAACATATACTTTTGCTGTAAGAGTAACTGACAATCAAAGCAATATAAGAGATAGAACATTCAGTATATTAATTTCTGGTTTTCTAAGCCCATCTTTTGATTTAGCTGCAGGTACTATATTTTCTGGTTTTGATAGCCGTTGGACAGAATTTTCTGTTAGTTATTCAAATCCTTCTTCTTTATCTAATCTAACAGTAAGTATAATAGATGGGGCTCTTCCTTTAGGCTTAGAAATTAACACATCTGGTTTAATACGTGGATATGCTGAAAAACCTATTATAAGTGAAGCATACCCAGCGGTCAGTACTATTGCAACAAATACTAATCTTGATAATACAATTATTTGTACTACTACTGCTGGATTCGTTGAGGGAAGACCTATAATTTTTTCAGGTACTTCAATTGGGGAAATAGTATTAGGAAATACTTATTATATCAAATCAATACTGAATAGTGTTACTTTTACTATATCAGCCACACAAAACGGACCAACTCTTCAGCTTACTGTTGGTTCAGGATTGATGTTTATAAATTTACCTGCAACGACGGTTGGTCAGCCTGTCATACGAACATACAATTTTACATTGACATTAAATGATACATATAAAATTTATCAAACAATTAATTACAATATTGTAATCGCAAATCAAAACTTGCCAGTTGCACAGGGTGGTTTAGGAATAGTAGGCTCAAACAGAATTCCCACAATATTAAACACCCGTCCTCTTACCTATAATATTCCACCTGATAATTTAGATTATGGATATTATCTATTGCCTAATAATTCAACAGGAATAACATATCCGCCTACAACAAATGCGTTTATTGGTACATTTGAAACTGGAAATGTTTTTTCTTTTAAATTTTTAGGTTATGATTTTGATGGTAGTCCATTAACATATGTCTTTTCTAATCTTCCCACAGAATTATCTGCGGATACAGCCACCGGTATAATTACAGGTACTCCTGTCTTATCCTCGCCTGGTATAAGTGAATATACCTTTAGAGTAGCAACATATAAAACTTTAAATCCTTCAACTATTTCATCGTATTTCAATTTTTCGTATAAGATTTCAAATCAGATAAAAGGAGAAATTGTTTGGGATACTCCTGAAGATTTGGGACAAATCAACAATAACACAATAAGTGTTTTAAAAGTTCAAGCAACATCAGACACACCTTTAAATTATCAAATTACATCAGGTTCTCTGCCTCCTAATTTAGAGTTATCTAGTAATGGTGAAATAATGGGAAAAGTCGCGTATCAACCTACCGCTTCTTTGTTGGCACAAAATACAACTACCGAATTTACATTTACTGTAAATGCGTATTCACCTAATTTTCCTGTAGTAAATTCTTCTAGAACATTTACACTTACAGTTTTTCAATATTTTGAACAACCAACTGATATTCTTTATATTAAAGCTATGCCTTCTATTTCAGATAGGCAAAAATTAAACACGTTGTTAAACAACACTACTTTAATTCCAAATGAATATGTCTATAGACCTAATGATGTATATTTTGGAAAAGCCTCGTCAGTAATTTATACTCATGCATATGGAATATATGCAAGTAATATTGCTCAATATCTAGATGCAATTACCAAAAATCACTATTGGAGATACATTACATTAGGTGAATTAAAGACAGCAGTTGCTAAAAATGCAAACAATGAAATTATTTACGAAGTTGTTTATAGTGAGGTGATTGATAATTTACTTAATAATCAAAATATAAGTATCAGTCAAGAAATTGTATGGCCTAGAGATATTGATTTAAGCTTAGGACCTTGGTATACTAGTATTACTGATATTTTTACCAGTTATGAAGATGTTTTAAACCAAGAATATTACACAAGCTTAACTTCTGGCACAGCACGATATTTATATCCCAATAGTTTAGTAAATATGGAAAACAGAGTAGCTCAAGAATTAGGCCAAAATACTGACAGCAATTTATTGCCTCTTTGGATGACATCAGAACAAAATGACGGGAACACCTTAGGATTTACGAGAGCATTTGTCATCTGCTATACAAAACCTGGTTTTGCTGATACAGTAAAAAATAATATCAATAACAATTGGCAATATGAACTAAATCAAATTGGGTTTGAAATTGATAGATTTATAGTTAATAAAAGTGCGACATTTGATTACTCAACTAACCTTCAATTTGGATCTTTGCCCAATCCATATACAACTAATTATGAATTTGAAAATTTAGTTAATACCCAATTGCAGCCTGTTCAAATAAATCCATTAGTAATGGTTACTTTAGCTGAAGATTCAACATGGAATGTAACTCAACTAAATAATTCATGGTTAAATTACCCAAGTGCTACACCTACTCCTAACCCAATAGATAGTGAAGACTTCTATGTGATTTTTGAACAGAAAACCATTTTGCCAAATCAAACGCAATAAATAATATATAACAAAATAGGAAAACAATGTGAGCGCAATCAATACTAATGGCATTAATGTAAATTACCCTACTCCCGGAGTCAATAATAGTTCTCAGGGATTCCGTGACAATTTTGCATCCATCAAAACCAATTTAGATGCCGCAGGATCTGAAATATCTGATCTACAAAATAAAGTAGTAGTCAAATCGGCATTGAATAATACCACTGTCAACAATGACATGGCAAATACTTTGATTAGCAATGCAGCTATTAGGAACTTCAGGTCAACTACTTATAATTTGGGCAACGCTTTGTCAGGCACTGTTCTTATTGATACCTCATTAGGAGATGTTCAATATGGTACCGTAGCAGGAAACGTTACACTACAATTTGGAAATTGGGCTCCTGCAGGTACTCAAAGCAATGTTGAGTTAAGATTAAACTTTTCTAACGTTGAAGCAAGTATTAGTTTTCCCAGTGAAGTGGTTTCATCCAATAATAATTTTGGAACAACCACATTAGAAAACTATGCAAATGTTGCAAGTGTCGCTACAGTAACTGTTCCTTTTGATGTAGAACAACTAAACTACAGACTAAGTACAGTGGATTGTGGTACTACTGTAGGCATTGAACCTTCAAATAGACCTAGACAATCAACACAACTACAAAAAAGAACTCCTCCTCCAACTGGTTTTCAAGGTGACGTAGCTGGTACAATAGCATTAGGTGAAACATACTCTCAAATATCTATATCAAGTACAAATGCGGCAGATTATCTAACTACAGGTAATACTACAGAATTATATACTGACTTGCCTATAGTTTTCACTGGCGTTAGTATGGAAGCTAATATAACAATAGGTACGACTTATTATGTACGTAATGTTGTTTCAAGCACTACATTTACAGTTTCTTCAACATTAGGTGGAGGAAATGTTGATTTAGCTGGCAATGGAAGCCCAACAAGTTCAATGTACGGAAATCCTGTTTCATATACCTACATATGTAGTGATACATATGATGCAACTAGTTATACCAAAACAGTAAGTGCAACTGTTACATCAACTAATTTAATAACATTAAATAATGCTACTTCTTTGACACTGAATGCACCAATAATCTTTTCAGGCACGACATTCGGTGGTCTTATTGCAGATACGATTTACTATATAAAATCAATTTCTGGTTCTGATATTACAGTTAGTCGTTCAAGAACAAATGGAGTAGCAGATTCTACAGTTCTACTAACAACTGCAAGTGGGAGTTGTTCAGCAACTGCGTATATAGGATCTGACATTTGGAAAAGATTACCACTACAAGCATGGTAATAAATAATTAGGATGCAACATCCTTTTATCAACAACTTATCCGAAAAAAGTTTAGAACAACTTCAAAAAACCATATCTGATCTAACGCAAAAATTAAATTTTGCATATAGAACAGGTAATGGACCACTAATACATCAAATTCAAATGGCTATAGAAAGCTATAGAACTGAGTATGGTAAAAAAATGGATGAATTGATGAAAAAGCAAAACATTAACAGTAAAGTTAAAATAGAAAATGAACGCAAGAATATCTAAAGATTTTTCATTTTTAGCAGGTATACACACGGAAAACTCTTTTGTAATAAATAGTTACCAAATCGGTTTAAACATTGAAGTAAATACAATCGAGATCCGAGAACAAAATATTGCTATGGAAAGAATTAAGTTATTTCTAGCAACATTAGAAGATTGTGTTTTTGTAAATGAACAAGAAAAAGCATCAATTGAAAATTACAAAAAAGCAGGTCTAAAAGTTTGTACTTTACCTGATGATCCATACGATCAAGTTGTAGCTGTAGTGTTGATGAAGAAACTCAATACAATAACTGAAGAAAAACTAACAATTTACGATATTTCAATACTTTCTTTGGTTTGTGACGATGTTAAGTTTTATGTATCAATACATGATCAAACCGAGTACGATGAAATAAAAAACTCATGGTGGACACAAAATAATATTGCAATTACAGATGATGTAAAAAAATCACATAAAAAGGATAAAATTGTTCCACTACACAAAAACACATTGGATTGGAACAATGTTGGATTAAATTTCAAAGAAAGCTCCGACCAACCAAATAGCGTTTTGATAGAATTATCAAGCAAAGATTTACCTAAGTAATTTACTTTTGTAAAAAAAACTGTATCATACACTGTATGATTATTGATAAATTCGGACAAAAAATCTTTAATGAAGACGACCTTTGTGATGTTGTGCTATCCGATTTGGAAATAAGCAACCGTAAAATTTTGGTCAGTAAAGACATAAATAATCTGTTAGATTTGGAAAAATTTCCGAAGTTAACAAAATATAAAGAAACAGATTTGACAGTTGATCAGTTTGATGAACAAAATCAAAATATTTGGTTCATGCCCAAATCGTACTATGAGTTAGACATTGCACAATATGTGATAAATCTATGTGATACAAATGAAGAATTGTTACGGGTAGAAGAAGAGTTGCTTCTTTACCAAAAGAAAAATTTGTTCAATCTATTACGATATCTTAAATATCTAGTAGATACATGTAGAAAACATAACATTGTATGGGGCGTAGGAAGAGGTAGTTCCGTTGCAAGTTTTGTTTTATTTTTGATAGGAGTACATAAAATAAATTCATTACATTATGATTTACCTATCAATGAATTTTTTAAAGATTAAAGGAAAAAATATGCTAAAACGTTCAGCACAGGGAAAAATGGTTGATATCAATGCTCTTATTGCTAAAAATGAGAAGACCAGAGCAGTTGGAAATATGAGTGTAAATGCCCGCGGTGATCTTATTGACGCGGCAGGAAACGTCATCAAATCCGCAAATGATAGAGTAAGTGAATCTTACCGAAAAACAGTTGGCAACAAGTCTGCGAATGTGGTAAAAAAGAAACCTGAAAACACAAAACCTACTAACAAAGTTCAGAAACCAGTAGAGCCGGAACTTACGCCAGAAGAAAAAGAACTTGAATCAAGTTTGGAAGATGATTTAATAATTGAAGAAATCAAGAAAAGTGAGACTAAAAATGGAGAATAAATTTTCATTTTCACCCACTGAAGTCAAAAAAATTATCCCATTACGCGATACTATCATCGTCTCCGAAATGGCTTTTGAAGAAAGAATTACCAAAAGTGGTGTCATATTGTTGAATGACGATATGAAAAATTCAGGAATTAGACCAAGATGGGGTAAAGTATTTGCTATTGGTCCTGAACAAAAGGATGTAAAAATAGGGCAATATATCCTAATTAGTCATGGACGATGGACTAGAGGTATTAAAATAAAAGATGATACAGGTGAACATGTAATACGAAAAGTAGATAACAATGATGTTTTACTTGTCAGTGATGAGCCTGTTGTTGATTTAACAATGAGTGACAAAGTAATATGAATTTATTTAAAAAATGGTTTTCACGTTCAACTAAAAAATCCGAAGATAGTTCAAACTATGGGGCAATTACTATAAGTAATTACGGTGAAAAATTACAAGTTTCGCCTCCCGGAATTAGAGTTGCTAACTATCCAACTGGAATGACAATTAGCTTTGTGAAGGCAACTGGGGGATATGTTGTTGAAATCAATCATCATGATGATGTTATGACCAATTCAGTTCTTGCTATTGGTCCTTCAGCACATTCTTCACGAAGGTCAGAACTTTTTATTGTTCCTGAAGGTGCTGATCTAGCAAGTGAAATCGGAAAAATCATTACTCTAGCTTTACTAAAGAAATAACTATGCAAAAAACTTTGTGGGTTGAAAAGTTTCGTCCTAAGTCTGTAAATGATTATGTCTTTGCCGACGAAAGACAACAGCAACAAGTACAACAATGGGTATCAGATAAAAGCATACCTCATCTGTTGTTGAGTGGTGATCCAGGTGTAGGCAAAACTACACTCGCTAAAGTCCTCATCAACGAACTAGAAGTAGAAGACTATGACGTATTAGAAATAAACGCAAGTCGTGAAAATGGTATTGATGCATTACGTGACAAGATCAACAGTTTTGTGCAAACTATGCCGTTCGGTGAATTCAAAATTGTATTATTGGACGAGGCTGACTTTTTAACTCACAATGCACAGGCTGCACTTAGAAATGATATGGAAGCATATCATACTACAGTGCGATATATTCTAACTTGCAATTATCAATATAAGATCATCCCTGCTCTTAAGTCAAGGTGTCATGAATTTCATATTGCTAAGCCTGACCTAACAGATTTTACTGCTAGAGCAGCCACAGTATTGATTTCTGAAAACGTTGAATTTGAATTGGATACTCTTGACACATACGTCAGAGCCACTTACCCTGATCTACGTAAGTGTTTAAATCAATTACAAGTAAATAGTACAAGCGGTAAATTATTAACTATTCAAACTCAGGGATCAAATGAGCATGAACTATTAATGCAGGCTACTACTTTCTTCAAAGAAGGAAAGATCATAGATGGCAGGCAGCATTTGATGGAATACATAGCTATCTATCCTACAAGAGTAGAAGATATTTACAAATGGATGTATTTGAATATTGATCTTTGGGGTAAGTCTCAAGAAAAGAAAGATGCAAGTATTATTGCGATACGAAATGGATTAGCAACACTACCATTAGTTGGTATCCCAGAGATATCATTAGCAGCCACTCTTGCTGAAATTACAGGATAATTTATGAAATACCTTTTGATACAATTTTTACGCAAATCCAATGGCCAGATAGACGAGCAGATTTCTATTGCCAAAAAACTAAAACCTGTTGATCTACAAACCTGTAATGTAATACTGAATTATGTAGAGAAAAAAGTTGAAAAATGCGTGATAGAGGGTAAAGTAGTTGATACTGATTGGGATAGAATGAATACTTATTACAAAAAAATCTATCCCAGTCTGATTTCTAATCTAGAACGTGCGAACGAAGAAAATAAGTAATCACTTATACAGTTTCAATACTTTTTCTATGATGTGGTGACGTTGTACATCTTTAGTAGTAAACTCACAGCATTGAATTCCTTCTACTGGATTAGTTTGCAATCTTTTAACTAAATCCAAAAGACCATTGTCAGCAGTTCTTCTGTCGGTTTGATCTGTATCTCCTGTAACAATTATCTTGCTATTTTCACCGATTCTGGTTAATAGCATTTTTAATTGTGCAGGGGTACTATTTTGACCTTCATCAAGTATCACCCAACTGTTTTTAAACGTTCTACCTCGCATAAAAGCAAGAGGAGCAATCTCAACTACTTGCTCTTCTAGCATATATGTAAGTTCTTTGATAGAATAATATTCCTTTAAAACGTCTAGTAATGGTCTAGTCCAGGGCTCCATTTTGGCTGTAAGATCACCTGGTAAAAATCCATGCTTTTCGTCATCAACACTAACTGCCGGTCTAGTCAATACAATATGATTGCATGTACCTTCTCTATATGCTTTTATGGCAGCTAACATTGCTAAATAAGTTTTACCTGTTCCCGCTGGACCTGATACAATAGTTATATCCACATCTTCATTAAGTAACGAAAGAATATATTTCTCTTGGTTCAATGATTTTGGTACGAGTTCAATTTGCTTTCTAGCTTTAGAAAGTTTAGGTTGAACCTGAGTAAAATCTATTGTTTTTGATTCTTTCATATAAAATGAATTGTTATTTTGGTCTTTAACTCTTAGTGCATTTGATTTTCTTCTACTCAAAATTATCTCCTTGTTGAGCTAATAAGTATTCAAAAATATTTAAGTCATATGAGATTGCATCCTAGTACTAGTAAATGAGATAGGATAATTGATAAATATTATTCTTGATCAATTTTTTATAACTTAATGAATAATGCGTAAAATTGATAAATAATTGTATGAAAAAACAATCAGCAGATAAATTCTTTCAAGATATTAACTTTATTAGTATTGTTGACAATATAAAAGGCATATTTACTAGTGATGGTTCAATGTCCACTTTACTAGATTTTGAACGTGTCTTAGATGAAGCAGACCTTTATGCTTTTGAAAATTGGATATCAGGTGAACTAGTTAATGGACCGGTAAACAAACGATACAGTGTAGAATGTACTTTTATGTACCCACATAAGCTTATGCCAAATCCATTAGGAGTAAAACGTTTATTGATTTTGGGTTGTAATGTAGAGTTTGAAAAAGGTAAAATACAAATACCAGTACAAGTCAAAGACTATGAAGATTTCCAACAAGGTACACGATATCCTAAAATGGAGACAAAGAAAGTATGGTTTGTCACTATTGAAATTCCAAAAGAATTGATGAATGAAATAAAAGAAGGATCTATTGATTTGGCAGATAAATCTATTGATTTGGAAGACATTGACAATGCTTATGAAGAAGATTTAGATAAAGAAAATCTCAGTGATCAAGATCAACAGCAAGCGGGTGCACCAGAAGGAATGGGAGCACCAATGGGAGCACCAATGGCTGGTCCTGGACCAGCACCCTTACCACCAACATAAACTATGAAAGAAAATAAATTAATTACAGAAGGTTTAGATTTTCAAGATATGGAAAATCAAATATTCCCCACATTGACAGTAGATGAATATTCAGCAAAGATGGGTAAAGATAGTGATGTTGTTACTATCACATTTACAGTTAAGTCTGAACTTGCAGGCAATGATTTAGTTGATTGGTTCGAAAGAGGATATGACTATGTGCTAGATGCAAGTTTAAGTACTGGTGAAGTAGAGATAGGCAAATGGTTAGTTTTCGTTGAAATGAATAGAAGATCAACAGTTCCTCAAAGAATAGTAGAATTGTTAAAAGACTTAAAACCTTTAAGTGGGAAAAAAATAAATGAATGGAAAGTGCAGGTTGATGGTAAAGATTACCCAGCTGACGAATCTGTATTAAAAGATGTAATTATTTGCAATCCAGCCAAGTACAGAATTGCAAAAGAAGAGGAAGATGAACTCAATGAAATGAGGTCAGTGGCAAACTTAGCAACAAAACCTTTATACGAAAAAGATCAAGAGATTAAAGATTTTGTTAATCTTGCAGGATTATAGGGAGAAAATAATGCTGTTACCAAAAAAAGCAAATCAAAGTCAAGCTGTTCAAACATCAGCACCAGCAGTTGAAGAATCATATGATTTACCACAAAAAGAAAATATTCAAATGGTATCAGAATCACCTGTTGTAAGTTCAGCTCCACAACGTAATTATGTTGCTAGACAAAACGTTCCACAAGCACAACAAATTGATAGTAGCAATTTTGATGCTGGTGAAACTTTAGTTAAAAACACAAATGAATCTTGGATCAACAACAGATGGCGCCCTGCAATGGGTTGGATGTACATGAGTGTATGTATATTTGATTTCGTTTTATTTCCTATTTTATGGGCAGTGGTGCAATTTTGGGAAGTCATGCCCGAAAACGATGCATTCCGTCAATGGCAACCATTAACACTACAGGGTGCAGGACTATTTCATATGGCTATGGGTGCAGTATTGGGTATCTCTGCATATGGAAGAACAAAGGAAAAAGTCGAAAGTAAAAATTGAATATCTATGCTATAATAGTTAATGGATCATTATACAAAATTAGGCATAGCGCAAAACGCCAATCCTGAAGAAATAAAAAAGGCATATAGAAAACTAGCAAGTACTCACCATCCAGACAAGGGTGGTGATACTAAACAGTTTCAAGAAATAGAAGAAGCCTATCGTATATTGAGCAACCCAGAAACAAAAGCTCAATACGATAACTCTAGAAGAGTTAATCACAATCCCTTCAATGAAATGTTTCAAGATTTTGGAGTCTTTACTGGCGTAAATTCTCCTCACGATATATTCCAACATATCTTTAAACAAGCCAACCAACGTCAGCATCAACAACAAAATATTTGTAGAACCTTTGTAGCTGTGTCATTAGAAGATGCTTATTTTGGAAAAGAATTAACTCTAAAATTGCAGACACCAAACTTCAACAAATTAGTAAGCATCAACTGCCCAAAAGGTGTTCAACATGGCAATGTGTTGCGTTATGAAAACCTAATTGAAAATACTCTATTAATGGTAGAATTTAGGATTAATCCAAATCTCAAATTTGATAGAAACAACAATGATTTGTATTCAAATGTTCCAATCTCTGTATTAGATTTAATAGCTGGAACAAAAATAGAGTTTACAACTTTGGGAAATAAGACACTAGAGTTAAACATACCACCCAAAACTCAACCATTTATGCAATTACAATTGCAAGGACACGGTATGCCCATTATGAATAGTAAGCTATTTGGTGACCAAATAGTTGTACTTAAGCCATTCATGCCTGATAAAATAAGCGACAAAGTGATTGAAGCAATTAACCAAAATAGAATTTAAAGGAAAATAATGAGTAATTCACCAGAAATTGAATCAATTGTTGAACACGCAATTGAAGCCGCAAAGGAAAGAAATCACACCTATTGCACTGTTGAGCATTTATTGCTTGCATTGATCACTCATAAACCATTCAAAAAGTGTCTTGCAAATTTTGGTGTTGATGTTGATTTGTTTGCAGATGAAGTAAGTGCTTATCTTAATAGTCTACATGCGATAGAGTCAAAAACTCCTGATAAGTTTCCAAAACGAACTTCTGCATTAGAACGAGTTATCAATCGTTGTATTACTCAGGTATTGTTTACAGGTAGGCGACAGGTTACAACAATTGATCTTTATCTTAGTATTGCAAGTGAAGGTAATAGTCATGCACATTACTTTTTACTTAAGTATGGGGTCAATAAAAATGAATTTACTCATCATTGGCAAAAAACATATAAGGGTGCTGAATTTGCCAGCAATCTAAGTGAAAATCAAGCTGATGAAATTCTATCAGAGTATACCACTAACCTCACTCAACTTGCAGAAAATAACAAGCTTGAACCTGTTATTGGTCGTGATCAAGAACTAGAAGATATCATTAACATTTTTGCAAAGAGGTTCAAGAGCAATGTGTTAATGGTTGGTGACCCAGGTGTAGGTAAAACTGCAATCGTTGATGCATTAGCACAAGCTATTGTTCAAAATCAAGTACCTGATTTCTTAAAGGATCATCAACTATTCAGTCTTGAAGTGGGTAGCCTATTGGCTGGAAGTAGATATCGCGGTGATTTTGAAGAAAAGGTAAAAGCTGTCCTTGATGCATTGAATACAAAGAAGAAATCAATTCTGTTTATTGATGAAGCACACACAATGCAAGGTGCAGGTAGTGGATCAAATGGATCAGTTGATTTTGCTAACATGATCAAACCTGCAATTACTAAAGGCACATTAAAAGTTATTGCAAGCACTACATGGGAAGAATTCTATGAAAGCTTTGAAAAAGATCGTGCATTGATGCGTAGATTTTTTAAGTTGGATGTTTCAGAACCTGACACTGCTACCACTATCAGTATTCTTAACAAACTCAAGCCAAGACTTGAAGAATTTCATGATGTTTCTATTAAGGATGAAGCAATAGTTACCGCCGTTGATTCAGCCTCACGATACATGCATGATAGGAAAAATCCAGACAAAAGTCTTGATCTGTTGGATGCTGCATGTGCAAAAATTAAGGTTGCAGGAGATAAGACTTTATCAGTTGGTAAAGAAGAAATTTATAAACAAGTTGAAAAGTTTACTGGTGTTCCTGCATCTAAGATTAAGGGCAATACAGTTGAAAAACTAACTGATTTAGAGATAAATCTAAAGAGTAAACTATATGGTCAAGACAAGGTTCTAACCGATATCTTAGAAAGAATTTATGTGAACTTTGCTGGAATTGGTAGTGACAATAAACCAATTGGAAGTTTCTTATTTCTTGGACCAACTGGTACAGGCAAAACCGAAACTGCTAGATTGCTAAGTCAATACTTAGATATGCCTATGCTCAAGTATGACATGAGTGAATACAGCGAAAAACATAGTGTTAGTTCATTGATTGGTCCTCCTCCTGGCTATGTAGGATTCGGTGATAGTCAAGTACAGGGTGGAAGATTAATCAGTGATCTAAGTAAAAATCCATATAGCATTTTGCTATTTGATGAGGTAGAAAAAGCGCATCCAGATATCTTTAACATCTTTCTACAAATGTTAGATGAAGGGTCAGTTACTGGTAGTAATGGTAAAAAAGTAATTTGTAAAAATTCAATCATCATTATGACTAGTAATTTAGGTAGTGCCGACAATGAACGTAATAACATTGGATTTGGATCACAAGAAAAAACAGGTGAAGATGATAAGGCTTTGAAGGAGTTCTTTAAGCCAGAATTTAGAAATCGTTTGGATTTGATTTGTAAGTTTAATAAACTAGATTCACTCGCGGTGAAGAAAATCGTAGTCAAATTTGTTGATGAACTTAAAAAGAGTCTATTCAGCAAACACAACATTACAATCAATATGTCTGAAGAACTAATTGAACATCTAGCTGAAGTTGGCTATGATAGTAAAATGGGTGCAAGACCTTTATCTAGAAAGATTGATGAGTTGATTAAAGTTCCATTAAGTAAAAAAATCTTATTTGAAAATTTGAATAATGTAACCATTAATGCTGTGCTTATTGATGGAAAGGTAGAATTCAAAATCACTGCTGGTAGTTTGAAACTGATTGGAAAGGTAAATAAAAATGGGATCATTGAGGTTTGCTAATAAGAATGGTATTAATTATCACGAATATCGTGATAAGTTGTACTATAACAAGTATAAGTACAAATTGATTATTTCGTTTGAAACATTGCGTTTCTTTACTTACAGTAATTACAATTTAAAAAATTGGGAAACTAATGTAAGAAAAAAACTTAGTGGTAAGACTCTTGTTACTACTTTAAACTTCAAAGATCATTTGTTAAATATGAGAGATTTAATAAAAAAACAAAATATTAGGCAAAGAACTGAAGGAGATAAGTTAAGTTTATTTTTTAACGATATCACTGAGGTAACAGATTTTAAATCTAACTTTCCAGCTAGCTTTCCTATTACTACCTATGAATCAATTGTATCAAATGAACCTAAAGTTAAATTCTTTATGCGTAAGCCAAAATTTAAGTTTCGTGCCTACATGAAAACTAAACGGGTAACTATTCAAGAGAAAAAAGAGCTAGAAGACTTTTTAGAAAATGCAAGTTTTGAGTTGAAACTTAGTTCCAGTCTAAATCGTTGGTTTAAACTGAGTAGGTCTTCATTTTTGTTTTCAAACTTTTACTTTGATTTTAATGATGAACTTGCACAAACTTACCTAGCTTTGTCAATGAGTGATTATATTGAAAAGTACTATATTTGTAAGCAAGCAGACATTTCACAATCATGATAAATACTCTATTAATAGGGGTATTTAGATGGCTAAAATTATACAGGAATCTGTTGTTGTAACCTTTAGCAAACTTGTAAAAGATAGTGAAGATTCAACATCTATAGTTAATTCAGATATAGCACTTGCATTGGAGCAAGTGGCACAAGAATTAACTAGTGAAGGTGTTGTAGTAGAAGTTGAGGTAGCAAAATGAGTCAGGCGACTACTCTAATTTTGCTACCTGAAACCAGTTATGTTAATCCTGGTAATGGTGCACCGTATACTGTTACGGGTAATACACAGCCAGCAGCCGCCTACTATTTGGGAAATAAAGATTTACAAACAGTAAATACTAAATTGTCAAACTGTACTGGAAATATAATTATTGAGGCTAGTTTAGCTACCACACCTGGAGTTAATGATTGGTTCAAAGTAAATGAACTTGTTGCTAATGCAAATGCAGTTGCTAATTCAGAACCACAATTAGCAAGTAATGCTAGCGTATACACAAACATTCAAGGTAATTTTGTTTTTATGAGAGCGAAGGTAGTGGACTTTCAAGGTGGCACAGTTCAATTTGTTAAATTGAGTTATTAAAATGAAAATATCGCAAGTTACTAATAAGTTTAAATTATTTGAAGGTGGCAATCTAGCAATAGGTCCATATCAAGCACAAAGTATTGATCTAACAGCGGTTGAACGTAACACCATTATTCCTAAACTTAATCAGTTATTGCTTAGTATTGATAATCTTTACAACCAAACATATGGTGAGCCTTTGTGGGGTAAAAAGCTATTAAGCACTGGTGGTTTTTTAAGTGGTAGTAGTTTGCATTTTTTCAATCTTAAGGGTATATCTGACGAAAAATTTGTATCTAAAAAGCCAACAGTTGGTGACATAGATACAATGGTTGATAAAAACAAAGAACAAAACTTACAGAAGTTGCTTCTTGCCTATAATGAAAAGCAAATAGGTCCTGCAAAGTTATTAGGCTTCAAAAGAGGAAATGAACAATTTTCCGCTTTATGGGAAATTGATGATCCAAAATTATATGTTCAGATTGATTTTGAGTTTGTTGAGTTTGAAAAAGATGCACCAAGTGAGTGGGCAAAATTTAGCCATAGTAGTGCATGGGAAGATTTGCAGGCAGGAGTGAAAGGTGTATTTCATAAGTATTTGATACAGTCCTTAGCTGGACTTACGTTAAAAAACTTTTACTTAAGAAAACTTGTAGGTAGAGGTAAATTACGTCAAGAACAAGATGTACCTACCAGTGATAATATGTATAGTTTTGCTGTAAGTTCTAAAGAAGGTGGTGGACTACGACCAAAATACGATCCAGTTATTGATCCAGCGACCGGCAAACCGTTAGTTGTTAATAAATTACCTGTAATGACAACAGCTCCTGCAACAGGTTATATTCGTGATGTAAAAAGTATCTTCTCAAAGTTATTAGGACACAAGCTAAAAGCAACCGATATCAAAAGAATATATGATAATTTTTGGTCCTTCACTGGGATACTTTCAGCAATGAATAATGTTCTTTCTCTTGAAGAAAAACAAAAAGTTGCTAATGATTTTATACAACGTACAATTGGACCAGGTGTTCAAGGATTATATAAAAACAATCCAGACAAAGATATTAAAGAAAAACTAGTTGCCATCGACACAATGTTAAGAGCATTTAATCTTAGTAAACCAAACAATTTTGATTCAATGTTACAACAATATCGTCAATCTTACCGTATGGCTGATGATGAAACTCCAAAAGAAGGAGTGGTTGCAAAAATGGCTAAAAATGCATTAAAGGAAGATACTCCCAATTTCAAACGTGTTGGTATACAACACTTGTATAATCCAGGAAATAGTGCAGAACTCAAAGACCTTGACTTTATCAAACTTTGTGAAGATTTGTCAGAACAAGGTGGTAACTTAGAAAATGTGGGTATATCACTTAAAGTAGATGGTGCAGGTATACGTTTTGGTAAAGACCAAAATGGAAATCCATTCTTCATGACCAGTCGTGTTGATAAGCCAATGTATAAACAAAATATTGGTGATTTTGAAAAATATGGTATAAGCCAGGGCCAGAATAAAGAACAATTAGAAAGAACTAAAAATTACGACAAAGCTTTGGAAACAGTTGTTACTGCTCCATTCATGAAAGATATCCCTAGTGATACTATCATTTCAGCAGAGATGTTGTTCAATCCAATGGCTATTAAAAGTGATTCAGGATTAACTTTCGTTAACATTCCGTATGACCCAAGTAAATTGGGTAAAATAATGACAATAGTACCAATCTCTATACGTGAATTTTCTACTGGTACTATTAGTCCATATAGTAATAGAGTCTTCAACTTATTGTTTAAAAACAGTAATCCTGATATAAAGATAGTAAATATGTCATTGGAAAATCCTGGTATTGACGTAAGTTCAATTGTTGACCCTATCGCTAGAAATGCAGATAAGTTATCATCAGCGATTAAGCAACGCGGAGATACTGAAGCTAAACAAAAAGCAAAAGAAGTATTAACTCAAGCTAGAAAAGAATTAAGTGAAGCTATTTACGATAGTCCAATAGAAGGTAAGAACCAATTGGGTGATACCATAGAAGGATTAGTTGTTAGAATGCCAAATGGATTAATGGTAAAAATTACCAGTCCAGAAATGAAACAAAAGATGTCAGCAAAGAAAAATATTACTAAAAAGTCAACTACTGACAGTAATAGAACTAAACCTGCATTTGTTACAATAGGAAGTTTTGTTGGGCATATAGGACATCAACATTTAATCAATAAAACAATAGAGGCAGCTAAAAAAGTAAATGGTGATGTATATGTATACGTAAGTCCAAGTATGGGCCCAGATGATCCTGTACCGCCCAATGTAAAGGTAGAAACACTTAGAAAGCTATTTCCAGAAATAGCTGATAACATTCAAACTTGGAATATAGAAGGTTCACCTGTTAAGAAATTAGAAAAAGAATTAGTACTTCCTGCCAATAGTCCATACAACAAGATTGTAGTTGTAGTTGGTGAAGATCGTGTTGAGGGTTTCAAGAAGTGGTTATCTGCTTTAGAAAAACGAATGAAAGATCCAGATGCAGTAGCAAAATATGGTGGAACACAAAATCAAGTTGATTATGATGTTATAGGTATTCCAAGAAACTCATCTGGTGGCGGGAATGACATGAGTTTCACTAGATTGCGTAATGTATTGAAAGATCCAAACAAATCAGAACAAGAACAACTGGCTGCATGGGCAAAAGGCTTTGATACAGATAAGTTAGGTTTAGGTCATGTTAAAAAAGTAATGGATATATCAAAAGCAAACATGGGTTCATTAAAAGAGCAAGTAAAACTTTTGGTAAGTCAAATCAAACCATTGTTAAAAAATGCTACCAATGAACAAAAAGTTAAATTTTATAATCTGTTGAAAGAAGCAAAAGACGAAATCGTAGATAAAAAATCTGTAGGTACTATTCAAAAAGAATCTAGAGATGGGAACACCCAAACTAAAATATTGGGCAAATCTAACGATTATCTAGAAGAAAAATAATTTAGCTATCTCTTTAAGTATTAAATAACTTAAAATCTTAAAGAGGAATACATGGCAGAAAAGAAAACTAGAGTCAGAAAACCAAAGGCTGAGGCACAACCAGTAGTTTCGGTTGAAGCTACTGAACAACCAAAAGAAAATAAAGAACTAAAACCAGGTCAGGTACAAGTTAACGTAGATTTTCTACGTAAAACTAAAGTACACATTGCAATGCCCTGTTATGGCGGGATGCTTACTGAAGCTACATTCATGAGTTTCATCAAGTGGGCAAACACTGCAAAGCAATTGGGAATTGAATGGACATTAGAAACAATGGTAAATGAATCGTTGATTTCTAGAGGCAGAAATACATTAACTGCAAAGTTTTTAGGTTCATCTGAAAACACAACACATTTAATGTTTATTGATGCTGATATTGGTTGGGAGCCCTGGCATTTACTTGTATTGTTAAATCGTGATGTTGATGTTATTGGTGGACTATACCCAATGAAGACTATGCCAATCAAATGGGTAGTAAATGGATTTGAGGGTGCTGAAGAAGGTGCTGATGGACTACAAGAAGTAAGTAAAGCAGGTACAGGATTCTTATTGATCAAGCGTCATGTGTTTGAAAAAATGAACGAGCATCCTGCAGTTAAACCCTACAAAAATGATATTGGTTTAGATCCTAAGTATGATCAATATTTGAAAACATATTTTGATACTGCGGTACGTGAAAATCGTTACTTGAGTGAAGATTGGACATTCTGTTCCAACTGGCGTGATTTGAATGGTAAGATATTTGTTGATAAGCGAATTTTGTTAAGACATAGCGGAAGTTATGTATTCTCACATGAAAGTCAAGAACATTTGCTTAAAACGATTGGACCAATGTATCTTGATCAACAAATCAAAGACGGTAAAGTAAAACTAGTTGATCAAGATGGTAATACATTACCTACTTGAGTAGAACAGTGTAGTGACAATGGTAAAGGGCTTATGCCCTTTACCTATTGATAAATACTAAACTATGAATATAAAAGAGTTAAATTCGTTTAAGATGTCAGATGCTGTAAAGTTTCATGATACTTTAAACCAGAAAATTTTTAACAATGAAAAGTTAAAGCCTGAAGTAAGAAAGCAGTTATTATTAATAGCCAAAGATTTCATTACAGAGTTGGGCATTAGTGATTTGAATGTAAAAGACATAACATTAAGTGGCAGTAATGCAGCGTATAGTTATACCAAACATAGTGATTTAGATTTACATGTTTTAGTTGACATGAGCAAATTATCTGATGACGATGTATATCAAGAGTTGTTTAGTGCGAAGAAATTTTTGTATAATGAAAATTATGATATTAAGGTTCATGGTATTCCTGTAGAGTTATATGTTCAAGATAGTAATGAACCAGTTGTTAGTTTAGGTGAATATAGTGTTAAGAATGATAAGTGGATCAAGTTGCCAATAAAACGTAAAGCTAATTTAGATCAACATGCTACAAGATTAAAGTATGAAAAACTTAAGGCAGTAGTGTTGAATTCGTTGAAGGCTACCAAATCTTCACAAGTTGAAAAAATTACAAATAAGATAAGACGATATAGACAAGCAGGACTAGACAAAGGTGGAGAATTTTCACCTGAAAATCTTGCTTACAAAATGCTTAGATCACAAGGATACATAACCAAATTATATGATTTAAGAAACAAGTTACATGGACAAGAATTGACCATTGAAACTATGTATAAGCAATCATTTGAAGAAGATGCTACAATGCAATTTGCTGCTGAAAAAACACCAGTTATAAGTCCATATAGCGGAATCAAAGACAACCAATTTCGCGGAGCGATAAGTGAGATGCCAGATACATCTGGCCCAGTTGGTGTGCAACCAGGTGGTTGGAGAAAGTATAAACCCAAAACGACAGAAGGTGCTTCAGGATATATTCCCAGCAATGCTGAAAAGGATGATCCAAGATTTAAAACAGCATTAACGGTTGATGTTAGGCCTAATTCATTACAAAAAAATGCAAAAGCGTTTGGATTTAAGGTAAAAAGATCAGGTATTCCACCAACGTTAAAACCATAAGTTTTGATAAATATTAAATACGCTAGGAAAAATTATATGAAGATTGACCAAATCATAAACGAAATGACCTCATCAGGTGCTGTTGCAAGTGTAAGTATGCGATTAGGTGCTACACAAAAAAGAGCGAAAGAAAGTGTTGAAGTTAAAGGTTTAAAGCCAGTAAGCAAATTAAAGAATGCTAAGAAAAAAGGTCCTTATGCTAATAGCATTGTTGAAAACAAAGAACAGGTTAAAGTTAGTGAAGCAGAGTTACAAGAAGATGATTTAATAGTTATTCCTGGTCGTGGACCAAAGCGTAAAAATGGATTTGTTCCAAAAGGACAAAGTAGAGTTGATCATGAAGTTGAGATGGCCCGTAGTGATGTATTAGCAACTATGAAGAATGCCAAATCAATTTATCATATGTTAAAAAATCGTAGTGAAGAAGAAGGTATTGAGGGCTGGGTACAAGAAAAGTTAATCAAAGCAAATGATTATTTAAACGCTGTCAAAGAATATTATGATGAACAGATGATGCAAGAAATGAATGGTGGTGTTATTGCTGCAGGTGGTGTAGGAGAAGGTGTGGCGGAAGGCTATAAAGAGCCTACTACTGCTGCCGGACATGCTAAAATGGCAGCTGAGATTAAGAAAATGTTAGACGACACATTGGCAGACAGAGGCGACAGGCACGGTAATCCAGATCCACAACGACTAGCCAGTGCATATGAATATCACACGCAAAAAGCTAAAGAGAAATCGCAAGGTGTGGCGGCAAGCAAAAATAAATCTGATAAGAAATCTTGAAAGAACAATCATGAGATTAAATGAATTTGCAAGCGGTGATAAAGTTGTGACGGAAGGTATACAATCTGAAGATGTAGATCAAATCACTAGAGATTTCGTACAACACTATGAAAATGATCCTATGGGTGTTTTCATGCATGCCAAATCTTCTTATCTTGATGCAGTAGGAAAAGCAAAACACTTTTCTAGAAAGGCAGCGGCCCTATATAAATCACATGCAAATATGTCAAAGCAAGAATTTCAAGATACTGTTATGAAATATTTTGGAAAACATTTACAAAATAATGGATTCCCACTACATGCATCAGAGGGCTGGGGTAAAGCTGAACATGAACTTGTTAAAGATTTAATGAATTTGGATAATCAAGGTGTGGCGGAAGATAAACTAGATGAAGTTAGTTCTAACTGGGAAGAAAGAATTAAAGCACAAGAACGAATAGCAGACTTAATACAAAGTACTGAAAATTGGGAAGACCATCCCATAGACGATATAAATGAAATGAAAAAACTAGTTAAAATTGTAGGACGAGCGACAGTTATTCGTGATAGAGATAACTATCGCAAATTAGGTACTGCTGGCAAACTATTAGATTTAATGACTCATTACTATAATCAGAAACAATTACGGTCAGGAACTTTGCCACAATTTACCAGTGCAGTGGCTAGTTCTCAGTATTTTGCAAGACAAATAGCAATGCATACTAATGGAACATACGATCATCGATATGCCAGAGTTTGGACTACTAGTCATGGTCAACGATATAAAGATCCATCTGACTATGTTGAATATAATTCTAAGGATGACTTAAACTCTGCATGGCAATGGATAGAAAGTAAAGGCAAAAAAGTTTATTATTACGATCATTTTAAGCATCTGAATACTGCTGTAAAAATAGGAAAATTCATAGTTGAGCCTGCTTCCTATACAACACGGGCTTTTAGTGATTCGCCAGAAACAGTACACGCAATAAGTGTAAGATCAGCGGCAGTGATTAACAAAGCAGTAAGAAGACAGGTTGATATATCAGATCAACAGGCTAATGCACTCAAGGATATTGCAGCTACTAAAAATAAAAATGCATTAGAAGGAATTAAACTGATAATGAGTATACTGCAGGGTGAACAAGATGTTAAGAGTGTTATTGATAACAGCAAAAAGTTAGATTCTAACGTTAAAGCAAAACTTGATGCTATCATTGCTGGTGCTGCAAACTTCAAAGAACCTGATCAAGGTGTGACAGAAGGTCAATTAAATGAAAAATTCAAAAGCCAACAACAAGCAAAATTAATGTATGCAGTTGCTGGGAACAAAGATGTTTCTAAAAAAACAGGTGTAAGCCAAAAAGTTGCTAAAGAATTCATCAAGAAAAGTCATGATCAAAAAGTAAGTCAATTACCAAAAAAAGTTAAAAAAACTACGGAAGAAATACAAACAGGCGGAAGTAAAGGATTACCTTTCCCAGGTACATACGAACAAGAAACAAATAAGTTTAAATATAAAGGTCAACGAAGAACACCTACTCTTTGATAAATACATCATGAACAACGATCTACTAAAAAAGTTTTATGATTTACTCAATGAAACACCTGAAACATTAAACGAAAAAAAGAAAAAGCCTAAGCCTACCAGCCCTGATAAATGGGCAAGAGCTAAAGCAAAAGCTAGAAGTAAGTTTGATGTTTATCCTAGTGCCTACGCTAATGCTTATGCCGCTAAAGAATATAAGAAAATGGGCGGTGGATGGAGAATGGGTGAAAGTGCAGTAGAAGAAGGACAAATCTACGCACAAGGCGGTGGATACGGTGAAGCTCAAAGATGGTATAGACCAAAAGATAATGTAGGTGAAGATGAACAACTAGATGAATTGAAATGTTGGCCTGGTTATACAAGAGTTAAGGGAGTTCCAGCAGGCAAACCTGGTTCATGTAAAAAGAAAACAAATGAAGATGACAACATTGCTGAAGCAGCAATGACAATGGATGAATATGTACGTCTTGCAAATGCATTACATGCACAATACAAACAAGCGGTACGTGACGGAAATAAACAAGAAGCACAACGATTGCAACAAGAACGTGAAGAATTAGACGCAAAAGCTAAAAAAGGTTTACTACCAGAAGAACAGAAAACTGAAAGTGCCATAATGAAGGGACTTCAGTTTGAAAACGACAAATTTGATGAAACCGCATATCAAGGTGGACTAAAAAAATGGTTCAAAGAAAAATGGGTTAATTTAGCTAAAAAGAAAAAATCAGGTGGTTACGAAGAATGCGGAACTTCAGGTGATAACAAAGGATACGCTAAATGTGTCCCTGCTGCCAAAGCTGCAAGAATGTCAGATAAAGAAGAAAAATCAGCAATCAATCGCAAAAGAGCAGCACAACGTGCAGCAGGTCGTCCAGGTAAAAAATCAGGTGGAAAAGGTCAATCACCTGTCTTTGTAAAAACAGATAAAAAGAAAACTAATGAAGGAACTTTTGAACAAGACAACTATATTTTCAAACCACGCAACATGTCTGGAAGTAAATCTGATCAAGAACTAAAAAGTTTGAAACTAAAACAAACTTCTACTGGTGATTGGTATATAAATAGAAAAGTATTGGACAGTAACCCAAAACTTAAACAAGAAATAAGTAAACTTTGGATAATAAGGTAAAATATGTTAGTTGATACTTTAAAAATTTTATTTGCATCAAGTTATGCATTTGCAATTAAGGCACAGCATTTTCACTGGAACATTGAATCACCAGACTTTCCTCAGTACCATAAATTTTTTGGTGATATATACGAAGAAGTTTTTGATAACGCAATTGATCAACTTGCCGAATATGTAAGAGTATTAGATAGCTATACTCCTGGCAGTTTAACAAGAATAAAAGAACTTTCACAAATAGAAGATCAACTTAAAATTCCAAGAGCAGAATTAATGATGGCAGAACTGTACGAAGATAATACTAAGTTACTTCAAATGTTTAAACAAGCATTTCATGTAGCAGAACAAGAAGATGAACAAGGTATAGCTGATTTTATCGCTAGTAGAATTGATGCTCATGGTAAACATGGTTGGATGTTGAGAAGCACTCTTAAGAAAGATAGGGCATGAAACACTTCTTGACCTACGTAAAATATAGTTACGAACTTATTTTAGAGGCAGAAGTTAAAGCTAATATTAATCTTGAACATGAAGTAGAAGCATTTGTTGTTCATACATTTGCTAAATTCATGGAACAACCTAATATACCCACAGATGCTATAGCAATCAAAATGCTTTCATCGGCAAATGAAACTGGAGAAATACGTAAACAACATCTACAAGAAATAGCTCAAGAATGTATGTTGATTGATGGACTAGAGTTAAATAGTCGTAGATGGCCAAGTAAAAGTTATTTTATTGATATGGGTAGGTTAGCACTTGAACAAAGAGCGTGGATTCACAGACCACCTGAATTGTTCTATGAACGTTTAGCCTATGATTTCACTAACATCAGTAAAATATTACATGAGGTAAAAGCATAAACCCAGCCTTAGGACCGTTATTTAAGTTGCTGGTAATATAGCGGCTGCTGCTAGTTAGACATTAACGCCATTCTGTCTACAAAGTGAGCATGATTAAGGATTTAGAATGAAATTTTTCTTATTTGTTTTGATGTTATCACTATCAATGTTTTCTTATGCACAAAAAGAACAAAAAAGTGTTGTTTATAACTACGCCATTACAAGAGTAATAGATGGAGATACCGTAGCGTTTAAAGCAGATTTCTTACCAGACCCACTCAAAAAAGAATTAAGCATTAGAGTATATGGTGTCGATACACCCGAAAAAGGTCATCGTGCTAAATGTGAAAAAGAAAATCAAATGGGACAAGAAGCAACTAAATTTACGTTCAATTTAATTAAAAATGCAAAAAATACAAGAGTAGTTTTAGTAGATTGGGATAAGTATGGCGGTAGAGTATTAGGTGATATTCTTATAGATGATAGAAGCTTGAGAAACTTATTGATAGAAAAAGGTTACGCCAGACCTTATTTCGGTGAGGCTAAACAAAGTTGGTGTTGATATGCCCTGGTATTGGCACCTATATCATCTTTGCTGGGTAATAGGACCAATACTAAGTTTTTACTTTTTGGGTGTTTCTATAACACTTGTCCTATTACTACTTGTTGCATGTTATTTTTTTGTATTCAATTAGCATAAATATACTCATGATTACAGAAGATTTTGTTCCAGAAGCCGCAGCTATTGAATTAGCAAAAAAACTACCTGGTCTTGCCAAACATAATTACGGCACTATTGATAAACTTATGCAACGAATTGCAAAGAAGCATCAAATTACCGGTGATAACCTGCATAAATTGTTTATCAAAAAATACAAAAAAACACCTGATAGTTGGATCAAAGATAAGCTTAATGAAAAGCAAACTTCTGACAGTTTAAATATACCATCTGAAGTTGAAAAATTTGCACGATGGGCCGGTGAAAAATTAAAACTTGAAAAAATTCCCAAAATACATTTAAGCTACGATACAAAAGAAGCACAGGATCAACATCATACTGGTAAACATATAGAAGGTTCTGACTATGTTTGGGTATACGCTAAGAATCGTAATCTAGTGGATATACTCAGAACGGTATTTCACGAACTTACTCATGTACGTCAAGGCGAATTGGGAATGATAAAACCCGGATCTAGTTATCCTGGAAGTCCAATTGAAGCACAGGCTGACGTAATGGCGGGCAAATACATCAAGATTTATGGGGCGAGCCATCATAAGATATTTCAGTAAATGAATGATCTATTAAATTAATCAATTCATCAACATTAACAGTTTCGGTCCATCCATCAACAACTGTGGTTGAATCCATAACACCACAATTAATTTTTCTTTTAATATTATTTTCCCAATTTAACGCTTGATCTCCTTGTGCTTCTGATTTAATATATCCACGAAGGAATGGACCTTTAGATTTGATATGCTCTGCTTTTCGTCTTTTCCAATTATTAGTAATGCCAAATTTTATATAGTTATCATAACATAGAACATAACAATATGCAGGTAAATTTGGATTAAACCCATATTTTGCACATTTAGGACATCCTGATTTATTGTGTAAAACATTACTTATTATGGTATTCCACTTGTGTCCAGAATCACATTGAAATGTTCCATAATTACTTACCGAACTAGATTCAGTCAATAAGGTAATTCTCTTTTTTGTAATAACTTTGTTTATTTTTTCTTTATCTAATTTCCTTCCATTGCAATAAACACATCCAATTTTTTTAATCAATATAGGTCTACCTGAAAATATTCTAGAACAGGTATTGCATTTAAAATTCATATATGTCGTATTGCTTTTGTACTCTGTTACCATCTCAATGTTTAATGGTTTTATTGCCGTCTCAAAATCAGTTAACCAGTTTACCTTACGAGATATTAAATCACATTTCCTGCATCCATTTCTAGCTAAAACACTATTAATAGTTGCCATCCAACGATGACCATTAATGCATTCAAATTCGGCTTTATCTTTGGTAATAGAATGATCGCCCAACATTTTTATATTTCTAGGTGCAAGCCTTTTGTTTATTTCTGATATTGTGATTGGAGGTGACATATTATTTCCTTTTTATTATTTATGCCTGATATGGTGAACAAAATCATCATATCTTCCAGTAATTATCCTTTTACTTGAAACTTGCCAACAAAATAAATATAATCTCTAACTTATTAGGAGATTATAATGACTACACAAAGAATGTTTTCCGGTGATCAAAAGATTAAACTAAAGCAAATCGTTGAAGAAGGTATTCAAACTCTGCACGAAATTGATACATTGCAGGGTGGACTAAGCGATACTATCAAGGCTGTAGCTGAAGAATTGGAAATCAAGCCAAGTATTCTGAAGAAGGCAGTAAAACTTGCATATAAGTCTGGTTTGACACAAACCAACAAGGACCATGACGAACTTAACACTATTCTAGAAACTGTAGGACGGACTCTATAATCTATGTCCTACGTGGATGCGATAAATTCAAGGGATGAAGACCGTATTATCGTTGTTGAAAGAAACAATGGTAAACGGGAATATAAAGAATTCCCTACTGTATATACTTTCTATTACAGTGATCCTAAGGGCAAATACCGTGGCTTGTCAGCTAACGGTAATACTCCCGTAAGTAGATTCACAACCAAAAAACGTGCGGAATACGAAAAAGAAAAACGTATACATTCAAGTAAAAAACTATTTGAAAGCGATGTAAACGTAGTTTTCCGTTGCCTAAGTGAAAACTATCTCAAGGTAGAACCTCCCAAGCTACATACATGTTTCTTTGACATTGAAGTTGGCTGGGATTCAGAAAGAGGATACGCATCAACTGATGACCCCTTCAATCCGGTAACTAGTATCTCACTATATTTGGATTGGCAGGACATCCTGATCACACTTTGCATTGCTCCAAAACATATGAGTAATGATACTGCAACTGAAATTACTCAAAGTTTTGAAAATTGCTTGCTTTTCAATAGTGAAATTGAAATGTTTGAAACATTTTTTCAGCTTATTGAAGATGCGGATGTAATAACAGGATGGAACTCTGAGGGATATGACGTACCCTACATGGTAAATCGAACTACTCTGATAATGAGTAAAGACGATACTCGAAAGTTTTGTCTTCTAGATCAATTGCCTAAACCAAGAAAATACGAACGTTTTGGTAAAGAAGAAACTACGTATGATTTCGTTGGACGTATTCATATTGACTATCTTCAATTGTACAAAAAGTATAACTATGAAAGCCGTCATAGCTATAGTCTTGATGCAATTGGTGAAATGGAAGTCAACGAACGAAAGACCAAATATGAAGGGTCACTTGATCAGTTGTATAACAAAGACTTTAAAAAGTTCATTGAATACAACAGACAAGATACCATGTTGATGGTTAAGATTCATAACAAGCTTAAGTTTTTAGATTTGGCAAATGCACTTGCACATGAAAACACAGTGCTATTGCCTACTGTAATGGGTTCTGTTGCAATGATTGAAATGGCAATCATGAACGAAGCCCACGAACGTGGTTTAGTTGTACCTGATAAAAAACGAAAGGAAATGCATAATGATGTACAGCAAGCGGCAGGTGCCTATGTTGCTACGCCCAAAAGAGGAATTCATGAATGGCTCGGCGCGGTGGATATCAACAGTCTCTACCCGTCAGCAATCCGCGCTCTTAACATGGCACCAGAGACCATTATCGGACAGGTCAGACAAACACTTACCAATCAATACATGCATGATAAGGGAAGAAAACTAGCCAGCGAAAAGAAAAACTACAAAGAAGGTGATGACGATGTTACTGGCAGTATTCTTTGGGAAGGATTGTTTGGAAGCTTAGAATATACTGCTATCATGAATCAAGAACGCGGTACGATGCTGACTCTTGATTATGAAGATGGTCGTAGTGTAGAAATGAGTGCTGCTGAAATATGGAAGCTTGTATTTGATAGCAGCAATCCATATATCATCTCAGCAAATGGTACTATATTCAGGTCGGATCAAGAAGGCGTAATTCCTGGATTGCTTACACGTTGGTACACAGAACGTAAAAGCACACAGAAACTTGCAAAAGAAGCCAAAGATAAGGCTGAATTTGAATACTATGACAAACGACAACTTGTACGTAAAATTTTGCTTAACAGTGCTTATGGTGCATTGTTGAATGAACATTGCCGATTCTATGATAAGCGTATCGGTCAAAGTGTTACGTTGAGTGGTCGTCAAATCGTTAAGCACATGATGAGTCAGATTAATTTAGCTGTAGCAGGTGAATACAACCATGATGGTCCAACAATCGTATACGGAGATACTGATAGCTGCTATTTTAGTGCGTATCCATTGTTCAAAGCTCAAATAGATAATGGTGATCTTGAATGGAACAAAGATGTTTGTATCCAAATCTATGACGCAATTGCAGAAGAAGCAAACAATAGTTTCCCTCAATTTATGGAAAATGCATTCCATTGTCCAAGAAACAAAGGTGAAATAATCAAAGCTGGGCGCGAACTTGTTGGTGATCGCGGTATCTTCATCACTAAAAAACGATATGCTATTAACATCTATGACAAAGAAGGTAAGCGCAAAGATGTAAATGGTAAATTAGGTGATGTCAAGGCAATGGGTCTTGATTTGAAACGTGCTGATACTCCTAAATATGTGCAAGAATTCTTGATGGATGTATTGAAAATGGTCATTCAACAAGGTAAGGGCAAAGATGAGGTAGTTGAAGCGGTAAGAGATTTCAAACAACAACTATCAACGCAAGAGCCATGGAAAAAGGGCTCACCTAAATCTGTCAATAATTTGACTAAACATACTGAGAATTATGAACGCACAGGTAAATGTGGTATTGGACATGCAATGGCAGCAATAAACTATAACTATTTGCGTAGAATGAATGGTGACAATTATTCTATGAAAATAGTAGATGGAATGAAAATTGTGGTTTGTAAACTAAAACACAATCCATTGAATATGACTAGCATTGCGTATCCAACTGACGAACTAAGACTTCCAAATTGGTTCAAAGAATTGCCATTCGATGAAGCAGGAATGGAACGTACATTAGTAGATGAAAAGATAGAAAACTTATTGGGTGTTCTCAATTGGGACATTCGCAGTCAGACCAATATTGATTCATCTGTGGATAGTTTGTTTACTTTTGAATAACGGTCAAATAGAGTTTGATTTACTTAAAAAAATCCATTACATTACACGTTGTAACTTTTTAAATATTATTAACAAAGAGGAAATATATGAAAGATCAATTGCAAGACCTTACCCAACATATCAATTTGGGTGATATCGGACTAGTGAAGGTAGTCGGTACTGAAAAAGAAACACTGATTTCTGCGATGAGTGAAGATAAGACTCTAATTATTCTTGGTTCATTTAAGGATCCTATTGCAGAGTTCATTGGCACGTTTGGTATGCCCAATCTTAACAAACTCAAGACAATTTTGAGTTTTGATGAATATGATGAAAAGTCAAAAATCACGGTATCAAATAAAGATGAAGATCCAGAAAACATCAAGTTTGAAACTGAATCAGGGGACTTCATTAACAACTATAGGTTGATGGGAAAGAACCTTGTAACTGAAAAGATCAAGGATGTAAAGTTCAAGGGTGTTAGTTGGAATATTGAGTTTGAACCTGCATCTAGTAGTGTTCTTAGATTAAAGAAGCAAGCTAGTGCTAACAGTGAAGAAAATCATTTTATGATGAAAACTGAAAATAGAAATTTGAAGTTTTACTTTGGTGATCATTCAACACATAGTGGTAACTTTGTATTTGCAGCTAATGTCAGTGGTACAATCAGCCAGCCTAAATTCTGGCCAGTAAAGACATTCTTGGCAATCATGGACCTAGTTGGTGATAAGACTGTCAAGATCAATGATCAGGTAGTTCAGATTACAGTTGATAGTGGCATTGCGGTTTATAACTACTTTCTTCCAGCACAATCTAAGTAAAAAATTAGATGAAAGAGCAAATAAATCTTACAAATAAACAGAGTAAAGACTGGGCATTGTTTTTACCTGCAGTAAGTAGTTTCTTTATTGCAGGGTTAGGAAAACAACGTGAGGGTGAAAACTATTTTGACTCCTCACGTATCCCTGCAAACTTCAACAACGATGTTGAATGTCTTAACTTTCTTAATAGCAAAGAAGGTCTCTACACATATAAGTGGGGACTATATAGTGCTGGACATGCTAATTTAGATCCCACTAAAAACGATAACAACGAATCTATCATTCGTAAACGTGAAAATGGTACTTTCATGTTGGGTGATAGTGGTGGGTTTCAGATTCTAAAAGGTCAATGGCCAGCAGATTGGAAAGACCCCAACTGCACTAAAGCATTAGCAAAACGCAAAGAAGTATTACTTTGGATGGATACATACATGGATTATGGTATGTGTCTAGATGTACCAAGCGAAAGTTATAAAAACAAAAAAGCTTATGCTCAACATAAAATTGCTAATCTAAGCGAAGCAATCAAGGCTACACATATCAACAATCAATATTTTATTAAGAACCGTAATGGTAATTGTAAATTTTTGAATGTAATGCAAGGATTGAATCACGAAGATAGTAATAACTGGTATGCTGAGATGAAACAATATTGTGATCCTAAAGTATATCCAGATACTCACTTCAATGGTTGGGCATTTGGGGGTCAAACAAAAGTTGATATACATCTTACACTGTTAAGACTTGTTGATATTATTCATGATGGTTTACTTGAGCCAGGTAAACACGATCTATTACATTGTCTTGGGGTAAGTATATTAGAGTATGCAGTATTGTTTACTGATATTCAGAAAGCAATCAGAAAGTATCATAATCCAAACTTTCAGATAACATTTGATTGTGCAAGTCCATTCTTTAGTGCAGCTAAAGGGTTAGCATATTTCAATACTAGTATTGAACATAATAAGAAATGGTCATATAGTATGGAAAAAACTGCTGAAAACAAAAAGTATTCAACTGATACTAGAAAGTTTCGTGATGCTGTTTTGGCAGATAAGATTCATAATGTATTTTCTGATAGTCCAGTAACTAATTTAATGGTCTTGAAGGATTTGTGTTATCGAGGTGAAGGATTTATTGGTCAACACGGTAA